TCACCTTCTTCTGGTGAAGAAAAAATATTAGGTAAATTTGATTCATACGAGGAACTAGAAAAAGCCTATGCTGAATTACAGTCAGAATACACAAAATCACGCCAATCAACTGAGAGCGAGAGTGTTCCGGATAGTAATGCAGAGGCATCTGAAGAGGTCGCTCGTGAAGCTGTGGAACAAGCTGGCTTAGATTTTGAAGCACTCAGTCAAGAGTTTTGGAATAATGACGGACTGGCTGATGCATCTTATGAACAGCTCGAGAAAGCTGGTATCCCAAGAAATTTAGTAGATAGCTATATTGAGGGACAGCAAGCTTTATTATCCACAACTACAAATCAAGTTTATGACTCTGTTGGCGGTCAGGATAGCTATGAAGCTATGACTGGTTGGGCTGGCGATAATCTATCCGAAGGACAGATTGATGCCTTTAACAGAGCAGTAAATAGCGGTGACATGGAAGAAACCATGTTTGCCGTTCAGGGTCTCAGATCAATGTATGAGGCTCAAAGAGGTGTTGAACCAGCACGAAACTTAGCTGGTCAATCACGTCCATCTGCCGATGCTTACTCGAGCCTAGCTCAAATGAAAGCAGATATGGCAGACCCACGATACAGTTCTGATCCTGCGTTCCGTGATCAAGTCGCAGCCAAACTGTCTCGCTCAAACATTATGTAAAGGATATTAGAATGGCTAGGGATTATGAAGCAGAATACGCTGATTATCATTCCAAGCCCGAGCAGAAGAAGCGACGGGCAGGACGAAATGCAGCTCGTCGTTTAATGATTAGGAAGGGACTGGCTCGGAAGGGTGACGGCAAAGACGTACACCACAAAGACCGTAACACTCTTAATAATGCATCTAGTAATCTTTCAGTCATGTCTCGGAGTGAAAACCGAGGCATGAAGACCTAAAGAAAACAGACCATTTGTACTTTTTGGCTCTCTGCGGAGAACAACCTCGAAGGAAAGGTGGCGAGTAATCTGAGGTTAACCCCTTAATTTTAACTCGTACAATAGAGGTACAACAAAAATGGCTAATGCTACTCCTTCGCGCTTAGGCGCAAATAATGGCGGTTCAGATAAGGACGCCTTGTTTCTCAAGGTATTCTCAGGCGAAGTCCTGACCGCTTTCGAACAGCAGACCATCATGATGGACAAACATCAGGTTCGCACTATCGCTAACGGTAAGTCTGCTCAATTCCCAGTGATGGGTCGTACATCTGCTGATTACCATACTCCTGGTGATGAAATCACTGGTGACAGCATCAATCACTCAGAGAAGGTTATCACTATTAACGACCTCCTGCTGGCTTCTACCTTCATTGCTAACATCGATGAAGCTAAGAACCACTACGATGTTCGTTCAGTGTACTCTCGTGAGATGGGTATTGCGCTGGCTAACCAGATGGACAAGCACATCTTGCAGACCATCATTCAGGCAGCTAACGAAACCACTGCTACAGTGACTGGTGAAGCTGACATGGTTGGTGAGGTTATCACTTCAGCCAACTCTGGTACAGACGGTGATACCTTGATTGCCGCTATCTTCGATGCCGCACAGGCTCTCGATGAGAAGAACGTACCTGAAGATAACCGTTATGTTGTTGTGAAGCCTGAGCAGTACTATCTGCTGGCTAACAGCTCAAAGGTTATCAATGTTGACTTCGGCAACGCAGGAAACGGCTCAACCGCTACTGGTAAGGTCATGCAAGTTGCTGGCATCAATGTCCTGAAGTCAAACAACCTACCTACTACCAACATCACAACTGGTGTTGACGCTGGTACTTCAACCCGTCAGGCCGTTGACGCTTCTAACACCACAGCATTGGTATTCCACCCATCTGCTGCTGGTACTGTGAAGCTGATGGACTTGGCTACAGAGTCTGAGTACGACATCCGTCGTCAGGGTACTCTGATGGTTGCTAAGTATGCAGTAGGTCATGGCGTACTGCGTAACGAAGCTGCTGTGCAGATTCAGTCTGCCTAAGCTAACAATTAGAGAGGCACTTTCGGGTGTCTCTCTTTTTTACTAAGAGGTTAATATGGCACTTGTCCCAACTACTAAGCTGGAAGCTGTGAATGCCTGTCTATCTAATATAGGCGAAGCTCCAGTGGCATCTCTAACAGGACTTCAGGTTGACGCTCAGGTTGCCTCCTCGATTATCGATGAGGTGTCCCGTGAGGTACAGACCCACGGCTGGCACTGGAACTCCGAAGTTCATACATTAAAACCAGATATCAATAGTGAAATTAAGCTCCCAGCTAATGCATTCCGTGTAGACACTGTACAAGAAGATGTATCTACCGATGTTATTCAGCGTGGTATGAAGCTGTATGACCGTAAGGAAAACAGTTATAAATTCACTAAAGCCTTAAAACTAAGACTTACTGTAGGTCTCGACTTTGATGACCTACCGGAAGCAGCCCGTAGGTATATCACTGTTCGCTCTATTCGGGTATTCCAAGAGCGTACTCTAGGGTCTGACTCTCTGTCTAAATTTAACAGAGCAGACGAGCAACAGGCTTGGGGTCTCCTTCAGCACGAAGAAGCAGAGACAGCAGACTACAATGTACTTACAGATAGCTACTCCACATATTCTATGGTGGGCAGATATGCCCCAGTCAGGAGGACTTACTAATGGCTCTCGTTGCTGGCACAATGCCTAATATGTTCAACGGTGTCAGTCAGCAGCCCCCAGCACTCCGATTGCAAAACTCTTGTACTGAGATGGAGAACGGTTGGGCTTCGCTTGTTGCTGGCCTACAAAAACGTCCAGGTTCTGAGATTGTTGCAAGACTAGGTAACAATATCTCAGGTAACATCAAAGGACACTTCTTCCAGAGATTTGATGGCAAGAAGTTCTTTATTAACGTACAAGATAATGACATCAAGGTATATGATGAGACTGGTAGCTCTAAGACAGTCAATGGTACACTTTCTGGCTCATACCTAGATTTTAATTCGAACCCCCGTGAAAACTGTAAGATGATTACGGTGGGTGATACTACATTTATTCTAAACAGAACGGTTAATGCTGCCGCCTCTACAATAGCAGAGTCCAGTATTACGCCAGCTCGTCTAGACCCAGACCGCTACTGGTCTATCTTTATTAAAGGGTCATTGAGCAACTCTAATTATGCTATCTATGTAAATAATGTCCTAAAGGCTAACTTTACCACAGGGGCTAACACAGAGGCTTCTAATGCTGTCGAGCGTACAGAAGAGATTGCACAAGAGCTGGTAAACGATTTATCTGCTGCTGGTTACACTGTAGCTAGATACAACTCAACAATCTCTCTATATCTCGCATCTACAGATGTAGTGACAATCGATGAAGGCAATGGCGGTAATGCCATGACAGCTTTCAAAGATGAACTAACAAGCTTTGAAGACCTCCCTGCACAGGATAAAGATGGTCGTCTGGTTCGCATTATTGGTGAACCTGGGTTTGATGGTGATGACTACTATGTTGTTTATCAGGATGGATTATGGATAGAGACACATGGCTACGGTAAGAAGAGACAGCTAACTGCCTCAACCCTGCCTCATACATTATCCTACGATGCCTCTACAGACTCGTTCACATTCGATGAGCATACTTGGGCTAAGATGCTTGTAGGTGATGATACAACAAATGCTGACCCTACCTTTGTAGGCAAGCCTATTAACGATATCTTTATCCATCAAGGACGCATGGGCTTTCTCGCTGATGAGAACGTAATTATGTCTGAAGCTGATTACTTTGAGAACTTCTTCAGAACCACTGTCGCCCAGCTAGTAGATGCTGATCCAATCGATATCGCTGCGGTAACTGGTCAAGTTACACTGCTAAACTTTGCTGTCCCGTTTAACAAGAAACTGCTCGTCTTCTCAGACAGAACGCAATACATTCTTGAAACGCTGGACTTACTCTCCCCAAAAACTGCACAACTGAACTTTGCTTCAGCTTTTAACTGCTCCAAGACACAGACCCCTGTACAAGTCGGTGCTTACATTTACTTTGCCGATGACACTGGGACAAACTCTAAGCTCATGGAGTATTTCGTAGATAACGACTTAAACACAGAGAACGCTGATGAGGTATCGGCACAGATACCAGAATATATCAAATCCCCTGTACAATACATCGGGGGTTCTAGTCGTCTTTCTAGCGTATTTCTACTAGGCAGCAATCCAAACGAACTCTACTGCTATAAATACTTCCAAGGGACTCAAGGTAAAATCCAGTCATCTTGGGGTAAGTGGATATTCGAAGGTGATGTCAAATACTTTACGCTAGTCGACAACGATATGTTCCTGTTAGTGGATTATGATAGTGACGGGTTGTATATGGAAAAGATAAACATCGAGGAAGACTCGGTGCGCTCCAGTACATCCTTTCCTATTCACCTAGATCACAGCTTTAAGTTCTCGGACACTACAAGGACGTATGATGCCGCTACAGGCCTAACTACGTTCACACTGCCCCATCCTACCCCAGCAACCGCTGTGTTCGTTCAGAGCGACGCTGACGCCCCTAGAGGGATAACTATAGGCACTACTAGAACCAACAGCACAACATTTACTGCTATCGGTGATTATACGGGCTCAGATTACGATAATGCGATTATCGGAAGAAACTATACCTTCCGCTATGAGTATTCTCCCTTCTTCCTAAAAGAAGACAAGGGTCAGGGTCAGGTCGCCATACAGGATGGTAGGCTGTCGGTCAGGTATGTGTCAGTACAATACGAAGATACAGCTCAGTTCACTGCTAGAGTAACCAACCGTGGTCGAACCCCTTATGAATATACTTTCTCAGGGCGTAACCTCGGGTCTGGTAATAATACACTAGGCGGTCTGTCGTTGGACGATGGTGAATTCAAGTTCCCAGTTATGGGTGAAAATCTTTACACAAAGATTGAACTCCTAAACGACACTCCGTTCCATTGTACGTTTACTGGTACAGAATGGAACGCACAGTGGACAGCGAAGGCTGTAAGAAGGGTCTAATGTTACATACAGAAGTTACTGAGGCTTGGCACATCTCGTCGCTGGCCTCACGGCTTCGGGACGCTGACAAGCAAGAAATAAAAGCCTCCTCCGATCTTGAAGCCCTAGAGGGTCTCTCGAGGTCGGTGGAGTATTCCCCCATATGCTACACAATCATGGAAGACGAACTACCAGTCGGTATCTTTGGTACTGCTCCAGACGACGCTAACTCAGCTCTAGTATGGATGCTTGCCAGTGAAGACTTGAAGCGTCATTCCAGGCAGTTCCTACGAGAAAGTAGGGATTATATAAAACAACTCCACGAGGAATCTAAAGCAGACCTTCTGTGGAACTTAACAGATAAAAGAAACACAGTTCACCATAAGTGGCTGAAGTGGTGTGGGTTCTCATTCATCCGTGAGGTGAACTGGGGCGCACATAATTTGCCGTTTTACGAATTTGGAAGGTTTGAAAATGTGTGACGTTACAGCAGCCGTCCAAGGCGGTCAGGCGGTAATGCAGTATCAGGCAGAGCGTGAGAAAGTCAATGCCGCCAATGCTGCCGCCAACGCCAGTATTACAAGTGGACGGAAAGATTATAATTATAAGTCTGGTGTTGCCCAAGGTAATTATCAATTAGACGCTAGGGCGCAAAACCAAACAGAATTTGACACAATATTAGCAAACAGAGCCGCACGGTCTACAGCCATTGCGTCTGCCGCATCCCAAGGTGTTACAGGTAAATCTGTTGATGCCACCATCAACGCTATTATTCAGCAGGGTGCAAGAAACACAACCAGAGTTAAAGACCAAGAGATTGTTCTGGATAGAGCATATGAGGCTGAGGCCTACGGTATGCAGAAGAACATGGAACAGGTCATTGCCAGTAATCCGCTACAAGCCGCCCCCAATCCATTGGGTGTTGCCTTGGGTATTGGTGGAGCAACTGCTGGTGCAAACGATAGAGCTATAGACGCTGGAGGTAAGGGTTTCCTACCTTCCATGTTTGGATAAGGAATTAAGAAATGGCACGGACTACAGTTGATTTAACACCTGTGTCTCCCACTGCGAGGGGAATAGGACGACAGGGGTCAGGTGCAGTACAATATAAAGCTAACCCAAACGCTGGGAGTTCTGCGGAGCTTCTGGCAAATAGCTTGAATGTTGTATTGGACGCATCTCAACGCAATGACCGCAGAAAGATTGATGAGGCTAACAAGAAGTTTGAGCTAGAGTTTGATGGGTATGTATCTAAGGCACTACAAGGTGACAATACTACAGGCATCGAAGAGCTAGACACACTGTATCCAGACATGAGTATGACAAGGAAGCTCATGATCCTGAAGGCGGCTGGTAAGGCCACTATGGAACGGGATGATGACTTTCAGAGCTTAGTGGCATCTATTGGTGCGCCTAGCACTGACGAGTTTGGTAACTCTACAGGCTTTGCAAATACCCTAGACGGTATCAATTCCGGCTATGCATCGGCAGAGCAATACATCCGTGATAAGTACGGTGAATCAAATGGTGCATATGTATCAGGGATGCTCGGCTACCTAGATGGTCAGCGTTCAGCTCAGGTACAGCAGTATGTCGCTGGAAAACGAGCAGACGAGCTACAGGCCACTGCTAATGACTTTTCAACTACAGATAAAGCTTTAGCGGCATCTGGTGACTGGAAAACTCTACAGCAACGGGACGATATCTGGCGTTCTGCCGGAGGAAACGATTTTATTCAAGGTAAGACCCGTAACGCTGAAATTTTGAACGCAGCCCGTGACCAAGCTTTATTAAATAGAGACATAGGTGTCTTAAAGGATGCTCCAGAAGTTTACAAAGGCATCATGAAAGATAAGCCCCAGCTCTGGGACACTTATATGTCTAATGTACAGCGTGAGATTGACAGACTGAATGCTGTCGATGCTGCGGCTACGCTCAAGAAAAAAGAAGATGAACAAAAGCTTCGTAAGGACGCCCTACTAGATAAGATGATCAAAGGTGACCCACCCCTCACTGAATCTGAAATCCGTGAAGTAGAAGGTTACTCAGACCTTAGCTCTGCTAGGGAAAGACTCCGGACTAACACTGGTGTCGATAAGACAGTCTCTAAGAACAACCTCGTAACACTACAAGGTCAGTTAAAAGAAGCTGATACTGTAGAGGAACTAGAGGAACTAGGGCTTACTGAGGCAGCATTAGGTAACCCAGAAGCAATCATCAGGTGGGCATCTACACAACCTGATATTCATCCTGACGATGTCCCTGCTCTTATCGAGGCTACACAGTCAGCTTACTATATTACTGATGTTAAAAACTCTAATGAACATAAGCGGTTCGAAACCCAAGTAGAAGGTGCGCTTGCTGAAATTAGAAACGTAGCTTTACTGGACGGTCAATATGGTATGGCTGGTGGGCTATTAAACCAAGATAGCACATTCTATGCACGAGGTAAGACATTAGCAAAAGACGAGTTTTCTGAGCTTGTAGAGATTTACAGGGAAGAAAAC